ACCGGTGCGGGGGATCTTCTGGTAGATGCTGACGTTCCAGTCGAGCCCGCAGCCGACGCACTTGGCTGTCATGGGCCTCCACCTCCTTCCGCAGCCAGAGCCTCGAAAACGTAGCGCCGGATGCGGTTGCGGTACTTCTTCCGGGTTCTGGCTTTCTTTGCGTGAGCTGCGAGGTGCAGCCACTTCGGCGGCACTCCGATGGCCTTGGCCGATACTTTCCAGAGCTTTTTGAGGGCAGAGAGCGCGGCGTTGATGACCGGCTTCAGGGCCTCGGCCAGCTTGGCGGCGATTTCCCGCAGAGCGTCGGCCAGCTTCTCGAAGGCTTCGCGGGCCTGCTGCATCTTCTCACGATCGGCGAGCGTCATGCTGCCGTCGTAGACGTAGGGGCTCAGCTCGTCGTCGCCTCCGTCGGTCAGACGCTCACAGAACGGGAGGCCGGCAGCTTCGGCAGCCTTGCGGCCCTCCTCGAGGGCGTCCCGGCCTTGCGTGACTTCGCAATAGTCCGCGAGGCGGTTGCGGCCGCCTTCGTAGTGCCAGCGGATCCCTGCGGCGATCTCGTCGATGGTCATGTCCTCACCGAAGTGGCCGCAGTAGTAGCCGTTGACGATGACGGCGTCCGGGTCTGCCTTCAGGATCCCGATGGCGTCGTTGAGGTCGTTGGTCTCCCACTCGCCGTTCCAGATGTCGCTCCAGATCGTCAGGGCGTTCCACGAGCGGCCGGTGCGGTACACGATTGTCCAGCCGATGCCGTCGCGGATCTCCGCGGCGAAGTCTCGGGCGATGTCTCTCAGTGCTGCCATGCTGGTGCCTCCTCTCTGGTGATGTGCACGACGGTGACGAGGTCGTCGATCTCGTGCTTGGTGGTGTATGTGTCCCGCTCGTCGAGCCCGATGTGCCGCAGCAGCGTCTCGGGCCCATCCAGCAGGAAGGCTGTGACGGCCACGGCGTTCAGCCGGTAGACCGTGACCTCCACGGTGCAGCGGGCACCGTCCTCGTCCAGCGTGGACGGGAACGAGGCCCGGCAAATGGGGCTCGCTTCGTATCTGAAGGCGGTCGCGCGGTTCTCTCCGGCGATGATGTCCTTCACGAACTCCTCGAAGGCTTTGCGAGGGATCGACCTGCGGTACTTGTCCAGCGTGGCGTCGGCGAGCTGCCGGATGGCTTTGATGTTCATGCGATCACCTCCCGCGCTGCTCGAGCGGGGCGATGATGATGTGGTCGACGCCGCGGCGGCTGAGGCGGCTGGCTTCGCTGTCTGCGTCACTGCGGTTTACTCGGCAGCCGTGGCAGGCATACGTCCCGTCAGGGCGCTCGGTCAGAATTGCCCAGTTATATGCGTGGGTTTTGCTCGTGCGGATCAGTTGGTCTTTGTAGTAAAATTTCATGGTGTGCTCCTTTCTTAATTGGCCCGGCCAGAGCCGGGGATCTTGGCGTTTTCAGCAGCAGGCGAAGATCGCAACGATCTGCGCCTTGGTTGCTCTCTGGTAGCTGGAATAAAAAACACGACCGCCGACTTCTTGGTTGATGGCATAGTGGCCGTCGGCGTAGCGCTTAATGAGCCACACTTTGCGGGGGTTCCACTTGTCAACCTTGCGTGTCAGGGTCGTGTTGTTTCTTCTGCTTCTCATGGGGGTCTCCTTTCTTCGGCCCGGCGCTGCCGGGTGTTCTTGGCTACTGTGCGGCCGGTGCTCGTTTACCTCTGCGTTTGAAGCTCTCACGCAGCCGCCTCTCGGCGAGCTCTGCGCTGTACCCTTCGCGCTGGTTGGCGTCCAGCGCGCCGGTCGCGCCTCGCTGGAGCTCCTTGTAGATCGTGGTGTGGTGGACGCTCAGGCGGGCCGCAATATCGACCGGCCGATCTCCGAGCAGATGCCACGCCTCGATCTTCTTCCTGTCCTCGAAGGTCAGGTAGCGGTACTTTCCCGTCAGTCTCACCTCCGTCCTATGGGGTTGTAGTAAAGAAAAAACGCACAGCCGACTCAGTTGAGTCTCTGTGCGTTTAATGATAATGGACAGCCAAAGGGGGCTGGGTCGGAATTTCTCTTGAAGGATCTTAAATAGATGTGTTATAATACTATTCTGAGCAACTATAGCCGAAGGGCGGGAAAGGAGCGGGTGGCCTGTGAAGTATGAAAAATGGACGGTGGCCCCTCCTGATCCGGCTGCCCTGGCTGCCCTGGAGGAGGCGGGGATCTCACCTCTGCTGGCGGCGGTGCTGTCCGCCCGGGGCGTACGTGTGCCGCAGGAGGCCCGGGCCCTGCTGGAGGGTGGGGAGACGGCCCTGGAGGACCCGCTGGCTCTGAAGGATATGGCACAGGCGGCCGGCCGGGTCAGGCTGGCTCTGGAGCGGGGAGAGACCATCGCAGTCTACGGGGACTACGATGTGGATGGCATCACCGCCACCTGCCTGCTGACCGATTTCCTCCGACGGAAGGGCGGGGCAGTCATCCCCTATATCCCAGACCGGCTGGAGGAGGGCTACGGCCTGAACCGGGAGGCGGTGACGGCCCTGAAGGAGCAGGGCGCCTCCCTGATCGTCACGGTGGACTGCGGCATTACTGCCCTGGAGGAGACCGCCTGGGCCCGGTCCCTGGGGATCGATGTGGTCATCACGGACCACCACGAGTGCAAGAGCGGCCTGCCCGCCGCCCAGGCGGTGGTGGACCCCCGGCGCAGCGACTGCCCCAGCGCCTGCAAGGGCCTGGCCGGCGTGGGGGTGGCCCTGAAGCTGGCCATGGCCATCAACGGACCAGAAGGGGACGGAGACGTGCTGGCGGAGTACTGTGACCTGGCCGCCGTGGGGACGGTGGCCGACGTGATGCCTATGACCGGGGAGAACCGGACCATCGTCCGGCTGGGGCTGGAGGAGCTCTCCCACCCCCGCCGGCTGGGCCTGGCCCTGCTGATCCGGGAGGCGGGGCTGGAGGACAAGGCCATCACCGCCACCTCCATCGGCTACACCCTGGCGCCCCGGATCAACGCCTCCGGCCGGATGGGCCGGGCCCAGATGGCGGTGGAGCTCCTCCTCACCAGGGACCGGGAGCGGGGGGAGCAGCTGGCCCAGGAGCTGTGCGCCCTGAACCGGGAGCGGCAGACCATTGAGGGCGAGATCTTCCGGCAGTGTGTGGATCGGCTGGACCGGGCCCCCCAGAAGGGGGCGGTGCTGCTGGCCGATCCGGAGTGGCACCAGGGCGTGGTGGGCATCGTGGCCTCCCGCCTGACGGAGCGGTACGGCTGCCCTGCGTTTATGATCTGCCTGGACCACGGGATGGGGAAGGGCTCTTGCCGCTCCTGGGGCGGCGTGAACCTGTTTGAGCGGCTGGCAGAGTGCAGTGACCTGCTGGAGGGCTTCGGCGGCCACGCCCTGGCCGCCGGCTTCACCGTGCGGGAGGAGAACATCCC